TTTGATTCTTTGGAAACAGGACCAGGATCAGCCTTATTAATTTTTAGCTTGTCTACTTGCTCCTCGAGGTCTGCCATTTTCTGACGTCGGTCAAGCTTCACTCCGAATTCGTTCAGAGCCGTGTCATATAGCTCGTCTTTTGCTGTCTTAGGGTCCATAAAAATTCTCTAGTATTAAAGATAGGAGGGGGGGTTACCCCCTCCCACATAGACTGTTTAAGTCCACTTACCTACGCAGAGTGCGTCAGGAACAATGACCTTAGATCCGAAGACCTTTAAGCCACGAACTGCATCACCAAAAGTGGTCTCTAGGCGTACAGTTTCAGCAGATGTGAACTGTGACGCGAAAGAGATAGCCTTAGGATGACCTGCGAGAACGTGCGTATAGCCAGAGTCTGCGCCTGATCCAGGTGTGTAGAGCATGTTTGACTGATACACATTGAAACGATCTACCATCCCAACTTTGCCGTTACGCAAAGGAGAGGTGCCGTCTCCAGTCAAGTAAGCTTGACGGAGTTCGCTTTGCTTCAGCATGGAAACAAACTCAGGGCTCAAGACAATGAATCTTCCTTCTTCAGGAATGTTCAATTCATCTAGCGCTTTTGCTTGATCCAAGATTGCCGCGAGAATGTTGCTAGAAGTGATAGTAGCCTGTGCGCCAACCGTGGTTGCGCCAGTTACGACACTGCTTAATACGTCAGTCTCAACAGCAATCCGCATACCTTCACTGGCATCAGAAGATGCAGCCTCGAGCATGTTTACGTCCGCTTGAGCAGCCAAAATGTCATCGACCTTGAACGAGTAATATTTCGCCTGGTCAATTAACAGCTCAATTGTGCTGGAAGTAAGGTCTTGGTTAGTGACGGTGCCAGTGTAATTATTAATAGTTACAGCTGGTACGGTTCGAATGTTTACCTTATCGCCCTGACCAGAGATTTCACCCTCGTAGTCGTTGTTGCTGATAGCTGGTAAAACAGACTGTTTGTAAAATTTAGCTTGCAAAAGCTTGCTAAAGATTTCTGGGATAAACGCTTGTTGTCCCGAAGAGTAAGTTGGAAATGCCATAATAAAAAGTCCTCACAAGAGATAATTTTGATTAACGGCGAATAGATCCTGTTTCCATTGCTTTCAAAATTTCGCGCTGATGCTTCTCAAATTCTTGATTGGGCATCCGCATAATGTCATCAACAGACCAAGTCTTCTTATCGCCATTTACGTTTTGCTTTCGAGCCTTTGGCAACCTGGGTTCTGCAACCCCTTTTGCTCGCTCTAATGCTCGCTCTTGCGGCGTTGGAGGTCTGATACCCATATACTCTTTAAAGTTGTTCAGGACAGTGTTGACGTCATTGGAAGATCCGCTTTCAATCCATTGCTGGGTTTGTCCATCTTGCTCTTCTAACCAAAGCGCCCAATCAGATGTTTGCGTAAGTTCACTTACATCTGGATGAATCGCCTCGATACGAGCAAAATGCTCCGCAACAGACTGTTTCTTCACTTCTTCAAATTGTCGCTGCTCCTGAGCTTTCATAGTATCTTGAGTACTTCTAACCTCGTCTTGCGTCCTTTGGAGTTCGTCCAACAAAGGTCCAGCAACGTCTGGGTATTCTTCCCTTAGCTGTTGCAGTTTTTCGTTGTCCCGCTCCTTGTCCACAAGTTGACCCTTGAGTTCTGTAAGAGCTTGGAATAAATCAGCATTTTGCTTCTTCAATTCCGCAGCCTCTTGCGTAGCTCTGGTCATTCTCGCCTGTGCGCCTTTCATCGCTTTTTCTGCTTTTTCTAAAGCAGTCCTCGTTTCGGAATCTTCGCCGCGTTCTTGTTCCTCTTGAGGAGCCTCATCCGCATCAGTCTCAGCCGTGTCCGTTGACTCGGGGGCTTCTTGATCAAACTGCTCTTCAGCCTTCAGAGTGTCCTCTTGTTCTGGAGACGCTTCAGTCTCCTCGAGGGTTCCTTGTGCCGCTTTGCTGTATTGCTCTAACAACTCTTTTGCTTCAGCTTCTAGTCGCTCTGGGTCGTTTCTACTTGTCATTCTCTCTCCACGGGTCCGCAAGGGATGTCCGTTAATCAATCGCGGATATCCCTCTCGGGGTCCGCTGCTTTTCAAGCACAGCTTTTGCCGTGCCTTCTAGCTCCAGCATGTGGCGCAGTTCGAAAACCCGCCCTTGCTGAAACTTAAATTCTTTTTCGTCGCAGTTTTCTAAATGCTGGTGAGCATCAGCCAATCGGTACTCCAGGAGCTGAGATAGCAGGGACCATGCCTCCTGCCTCACCCTCAGTTCCAGGACCGCCTTCGCTTGCTCCACCGAGCATTTGATTTTGGAGTGCTTGTTCAGCTTGCATTCTCTCCTGTGACTTAATGATTTCATCAGGATCGATGTCCATGCTCTTTGCGATATCACGCAAAAGCTGTGGTCGATCCACAATAGCCAAGTCCATGGGGTTTGATACAAGCGACAAGAATTGAAGTAGTCGCTGAGATTGCACTTCCTTTTGAACTAGGGCAGTGCTCGCCCTAGGGATAATCTTGAGATCACCCTTTGCTTTCTCGTTAGAGCTAAATTCCATATTGAAATGGAAGATCGACTTGATCATCGGCTCTAAAAGAAAATCATCTATATTCTTGATGGTAGATTTTAAGGCTACGTTAGCAGCCCCCATCAACATGCTCATGCCTGTAGCGGTCTTGTTTAAGCTACGGCTTTGCTCTCCGTGAGTATAACTGGGAAGAGACGTTGTTTCGTCTGCAAAACGCCTGAACAGCTCAACGATTTGGTTTAATCCGTTAGCGTTAGCAATGGGCTGGTAAAATCTCACAGCAGGCATAGAACCGTCTCCACCCTCTCGGAGGAATACTCGCCAAGGGTGAATGTCTGTCGGGTCTTCTCCTGCTGCTAGCAGGTCTGTATTGACCTCCAACATGGGACCACTACTTAGCGCCATGTTATCGAGCCATATTCTGGTGGCTGCGTTCATGGTCGTCTGAGAGTCCCTCATCATGCGAGGTACGCCGGTCCCCCAGAACTGATGCGGAGACCGCTCATATGGGAAGATCTGATAGGGGATGGAATAACCCTTAATCGGGTTAAGCATGACTTTTAAAACTTTACCGGAACAAAACCAAACACAGGCGTTGAAGTCGTCAGCAGGGTCAGCCCCTTCAGGTAACTCCATGCCCTGATCACGCAGCTCGTACCCATCAACAGAACCCCAGTACTCGAAAACCTCGTAACGGTTTGATTCGCCGTGGTCGTTGATACCTGCAATCCGTCTGCGAGTTTTTTCGTGGTCTTCCTCTGTATGGTTCCCCTTACGATTAACCTTTAGAAGGTAACGCACCATCTCGCCGTCGAAGCCAGGAAGATCTGCCAACGCTCGAAACTGCTTGCGGGGCAATACATGACGACGGAATAAACCGTCGCAGTCTTCAAGGTTCGTGCAGTGAGGATCTGGGTATAGGTCAAAGATAGAAACGCTTTGAATTTCTGGCACAGCCTCTTCGACTTGGCTAAGGACAAACGCCTCTTCTCCAGTCTCTGGGTCTAGCGTCTTTGAATATGACTGCTTACGGTCAATTCGGACAGTCCCTGACTTAACGGCGCCGCTGCCAAATATACAAGCTTCGAGAATAGACTCTTTCAGCTTCTGCTCTGCATTAGCTTCGAGCAGCTGATCTTTAATCTCGATGGTCATCTGCTCAGCCGCGTCTTTAGAAATCTGCAGCTCAACGTCCTTCAACTCTTCCTCAAGCTCTGCCATCCGTGCCTGGATGAGATCCTGATTCATGTTAGGGTCCATCATTCCACTAGCGCTCATAACCTGCTGAGCAGCCATCTGACGCATCTGCATTGCTTTCAGCGGATCGATAGTAGGGATGGGCGTCGGCTCGATACCGAAGTAGATATCACCGTTCTGGAATAACAGATCGATGATGCGCGAGTAAGCCGCCATGACCTTGGTTCGAGTTAGACCAACGTAGACTTTAGATCTTGAGCCAGCTTCGTTCAGGCGAGCCAATACCTCGGGCTCGTAATGACCGTTGTATTGCCTGAGGTCTTTCAGCCATTGGTTTTCAGTTTCTTTCCGAGCATCTTTGTACTCTTGAAAAACCGACGCTAAGCGAGCCCCAAGATTGGCTAAATCAGACTCTTGAGTTCCATCAAGATTCTCTGGGTCAAACTCTATAATTTCTGCTTCCATTAATATCCCGCAACTGAGTCAATTGAATTGAATCGTCGTTGAATAACGCGGTGCCTCGAGCGAGGCATAGAAGCAAGTCCATGCAGTGCAATAGCAAAAGCCATTACCCTATCATCATAACATCCCGATTGAGAATTGTAACTCCCTTTATCATCAATAACATACGTCCGTAATTCGTTCACAAGACTGAGGTCTGCAACCCCACTTTCGTGCTGCCGAATCAACGCCGCCAAGTTATCAATGATCAAAGGTTTAGTCTTTGACGTTGTTAGGAAGCCGCCTCTCTTAGTAAGCCGGTCCCCGTAGGCGCCATCGACTGAGCTTTCTACGAAGAGGTTTGAGTAATTGGTTTCCTGTAATCGGCGCAGGGTAGTTAAGCCGTGATTGTTTCGCTCGACGACAACGTAAGCGTTGTTGTACCGCCTGCCAATCTGACCAACCACGTTGCCCCATTCCCAAGGATCGATATGCCCATGCCAGCAAGCGACTTGGTTGCCCAGCGAATCAAGGACTTGAGCGCAGCTGTAATCCCCGTGGTCCAGCCCCTCGGCAACGTCTACGCCGATCGTATAGGTTTCTTCTCTGACAGGAGGGATCCACTCCCGATACGGTCCAGAGGTTCTACTGATCAGGATGCCGTTCTGGAAATCTCCGGAAAAATCGGGCGAATAACAATTCTGCTCTGCTTCTGTTAGGTGGGCGTCTTCAACAAAGCACCGACCACTGGTCAAAAAGCTTTCTACAGGATTGGAAGGGTACTCTTGCCTGAACAGATCATTGGACCCTAGCTCGTCTAGCTTTGATCTACGGAACGCCAATTGAGAGTCATCTAAGTTGTAGAGCTTCGCAAGCTTGTCCTCCTCTGGAGTGCTTTCGAAGTAAGGGGAGGGCTTCCGCCTGTACTCTGGCATCCAGAACCACGGAATGAAACAAGTGACCCATTCCGTTTCGCCGCGCAAAGACTTCATGACCTGGTCAAAAAACCAACCGCCAGCACCATTCGCCGTGCTCTCTAGGACAACCTCGGAATTCTTACCACCAACGGTCTGCAAAAGACCGGCGACAATATCCGAGCCAGCAGGGTAGAACGCCACCTCAGATCCGTGAACAAATCGATTGGTTTGCCCCCGACCTGTCTGCGTACTCCTCGCTGTACCCACTCGGTATCTAGAATTGATTCCTGAGAAGGTTAGGGTGGTCGCAGTTTGACTATCTAAAGGCGGCTGGAAAGCGGGGTGGGGGATATTCTCATAGAAGTATCGCACCATGTTGAAGATAGAGTTGGTGGATTCCGCTAAGTGAGACAGTACAAACGCATTAGCGTTGTGATTCTGTGTGATTTTCCAGAAAAAACGCCCCTCAACATAGGTTGATATACCTACTTGCCTGGCTTTCAGGACCAATGCGCGGATATTCCCTTGCGTCTCAAGCTGCTGATCAAGCCTGTTATGGATCCATTTTTGACCAGGATTTAAGATAAACGGCTTGGATTCGCCCTCTTTGGTTACAATCTTGAGGATATTCTTGGCATATAAAGGAAAGTCTTTCTTCAGCTTTCTCGCCGCATCTTCAATCTTCATAAATTCCCGTGCTTATTGCAGACGCCCACCAATACAGCATTGAATCGCTGAGGGTGTTTCTCATTAAATTTACTCGGGCGCAGGTCAGTCTGACGTTGCCCACGATATAGCCCTTGTCGTTGTCGAGCCGGTCTATACTCACACCAAGATCGGAATCCGTGTCTGTAGTGATCATTGGAATTTTTGTTACGGCGCAAAGCCCCTTTTGGAATTCCCACAGTTCAAGAAGATATTCCACGCTAATGTCAACGCTAAACTTCTTCCGACCCTTGGCTTTGGTCAGCTTGTGATTCAGAGACATCTTGATGCTGCCAGACCTCTTGAACCTCATCCTGTCGGATAAACACTTCCTGCAAACTCTTCCGTGTCTCTTATCAAACTGGCTTCTATGCTTTACAACGCCGCATATTCCGCATTGACGATCGTCATCTTCCATTCTTTTCCAACCGTAATTGACTCGAACGCCTTCAGAGCCGTGCGGCTGTTACTGACTGCTATTCGATCTGACATTAGGCTTGTGCCAATACCGATACACCCCTGAACGTCAGAGGGGAAGTTGGCAACGTGCATTAGAATCCATGAACGATCCGGAACATTGGGTAAGTACCAAGTCTCCCCAAACCGCGGAGAGTCTCGTCGCTCTAAATCGTAGGTTCCTGTTGGGATACAGCTGACGTTGACCTGATTTTCAAGCCAAGGACGCTCAATCGTGTAGAAAGTTTCTTCTTCTATCTTGATAACACCCAAAGTTCCACCTGGATGGTAGCAAAATCGCTCTAATCTAATGGTTGAATTAGTCATCTATTAGCCTAAAAAGTGGCAAGTTAGGGTACGCTATTATTAAACTCGATAAATATCAAGCAGATAAGAGTAATTAATAGCCTTTAAAGCCAGAGAATTACTCGGATTTGTCCGGAAATAACTCAATAACGACCCCTTCAAAATCCTGCCCGAACACCGTATCGATAAGACCTGACAAATCATCTGGTCGAATGTAGTCAGCATCACCGCAACAGTAGACATCTAAAGCAGGAAGTACCTCGTCGATGAACACCTCAAGCGGCATATCAAGCGATTTGGCGGCTGTTTCAAGCGATATCAGTAATTGCTCCATGTCATCTCCTAAAGCCCTTACAGAGCCTCTAGTTGTCCTTGTCCTTCTTATCCTTCATGGCGTTGAACAGGTTGAACAGAACCTCGACCTTGCTCTTCAGCGTCTCCACATCACCGATCAAGCGGCTAATCGTGTAGATCAAGAGCGTCACGCCAACCAAAGGAGCCCACAGCTGCGACAGTAATTGCACAGCGTCCACGGTTAACCCTTTTTGCTTCGCGCAGGGCTTTTCTTCTTCGCAGCAGTCTTAGCGGAACGCTTGAAATCAGCGTCTGTAGGAGCCCCTGGAGCGCCTTTCTTCCGCATCTTCTTACCGGCAGCGCGTTTTTTATGGATATTGGCGTATAAGCTCATTACGATCTCCTAGATTTAGCGCCAGAGCATTTCCAGCGCTTTCTGCTCAAATTGTTAGGGGTGTTTGGGTCGTCTTGCTTAGCCTTAGGCAAGCCCTTTTTGATACCTAGGCTACGAGCGCAGTAGGAGTCCCCCTTAGACGTTCCAGGCTTGACCCTTGCACCACCACCTTTAGCCTTGCCACTCTGCCCATAGCTCACACGCTTGCCGCTAGAGGTGACCTTTACTTTTGCCTTGCCTTTTGCCGGTGTAGCCATTTTCAATATTTCCTATTTTCAAATTTTTGGTTTCTGATTTTTTTGGAAAGTGAGGTGAGAAAGACCGCCCCCCCAAAAAACGGGTCTGGTTACTGGATGTCCCCAAATGTAACTTGATATGCGGACGGCGCGCCTTGCTTCCTCTTCTATCCCCCCCCCATCCATCCAAAACCGCTAAGTCGTTGATTTTGTGCGCCTTTCTATGCAGGGGTACGCATGACAGGTACCTTTGGAAGGTACAGGCACCCTAGTGTAAGTCGTTGATTTCTATAGGCTTGGAGCCTGGCTCTAGCACTTTAACCTCATCAATGGGCTCATCTAGGCTTAAATCCGCAAGAAAATTGCCTGAATAGGTCGTGACTTCAGTCTTATCTGGCTGCGCCCAGCCTTCAGCCTTAATGAGCGTTTCGACGGCTCGAAGCTGGTCCGATTCTCGTTCGGCTGAGAGCGCCAAGTGCTCGAGATGGGAGATCCATTTCTGACGTCTGTCGGTGGTTTCTTCGCTCATTTCGTGTCTTTTCCTGTCGATTGCCTGCTTTAGGTGGGGTTTGGTGAGGTTCTCGTATCCCTGCTCTTTGGCTGTGCGTTCGCTGTATCCAGCCTCTCGAGCTGCTGCTGCGCCGTTCATCCCATTTGAGAGGTAACACTCGATGAACCTCTCCTGCTTGGCTGTAAGCCTCTGGTCGTCTCTCATCTGCTTGTCTCTCTCCCCCCGTAAATCATCAACCGGACTTGGGGTGCGTTTTGTTTTTTCCGCCCTCAGAAAAATTTGACCGCACACGCGATCGTTGCCGCAAAAACGACCCAAGCTGCACGTTCAACCATTCCTGCTTTCGCGGTGGCTAGATCCAGCCGGTTAACGCGACCCTCGATCATGTCGAGCCTTGCCTCAAAGCGATCTCCGCGCTGTTTCGCAGACTCTAGCCGCTCCTCAACTCTTGCCAACTGTTCGCCCACCATGTCCAGCTTCTGGTCTATTTTGGCAAGAAGGAGATCGGACATTAAACTCAACCTTTAGATGGCAAATTAAACTAAGGGGTTCCAAATCACAGTTTAACCTGCTAATGTCGTAAATTCGTGGCTCACTGAGCCGCTGCTTACCCACGGATGACAAGGATGATTCACAGAATGGCAACGATACGAACAGCAGAAAATATCAAGGTTTTAGTGGCATGTGAGACCTCGGGAACAGTCCGAGACGCGTTTTATTGGGCAGGGTTTGACAGCTGGAGCTGCGACATTCTCCCTTCAGACACACCGACCAACCGGCACATGCAGCTGGATGTGCGCGAGGCGCTAAAAGCTGACCAGTGGGATTTGCTGGTCGTCGCCCATCCACCCTGCACCAGACTCTGCAATTCAGGCGTCCGCTGGCTGCACAAGGCACCACCAAATCGAACCCTTGCGAGCATGTGGCAGGAGCTAGACGACGGTTGCGAGCTGTTCAGTGACTGCCTGAACGCTGACGTTCCACTAATCGCCGTTGAGAACCCAGTCATGCACAAGTACGCCAAGGAAAGAATCCGTGGCTTCTATCCTCACACCCAGAGTGTGCAGCCTTGGGAGTTTGCCCAGTCCATCTCTGATGAGGACAACCAGAAAAAACGCACCTGTTTGTGGCTCAAGAATCTGCCTTCGCTCCAGCGCACAGGAACCCTGACCGCCGCCACTGCCCGAGACGACATC